ATTGGGAGTTGGCCAAAAAGGCGATGAATTGCCCGCTTCCAAATGAGGCAAGGATGATTTTACATCTAAGCGAAGAGCAGTTTTGCAAGCTTCTGGATGTCGATTCTGCAACTTACTTGGGTTGGATTCATGATGGAAAGCAGATGTCGATAAACCAGCGAATCTTTCTAAAGGAAGTGATTCGGATCGCAAAAAAGCAGGGATTCATTTGAGGTGAAAAATGGAGAATCAAAACAGATTAATTGATGAGTTTCATAAGAACAGCCAGGAGCGCATCAGGATTAGTCAAACAAAATTCAGGGATCGGGATCTTATTGATATAAGGGTCTGGGTCCAGGGTAAGACAATTGGCGAATTTGATCAAGTTACGAAAAAGGGATTGACGATATCTGTTTTGTTGCTGACTAGACTTTTGGAGGCCTTACAGAAAGCACAGAAGGTATTAGAGACGGAGCAGAAAGAGCCTGAATTTAAGCCTGAGAAGCCACAGGGGCAACGATCTCACCAGGATGAGGGGAGAAGTTCATTATAATGAATTTTTATGAATGGTTGGAAGAAATAAAAATAGAGTACAAGATTTTCAGTGCAAATCAATCGGATCTCTGGAAGAAACGTCAAGATCAATGTGAGAAAATTTTGAATGATTTACTCACAGATGAATTCAGATCGATAAAGCATAAAGTTAGTGTCTTTATTTCTGATTATCCTGCACATTATCAAACAGCGATAATAATTCACCCCTTTGGCTTTAAGTGGCTTGCCTGTATTTTTCTAAAAGGTGATTTATGGGATGAATATCCAGGATTTAATTCAAAGGATATACGCGAAATTCTTCAGCATGAACTTTTACATTTAGAGCTATATAAAAGCGATGAGGATCCCGAATTTATAGAAGCGGCAAGGGAAAGGAATATTGATTTAAAATTTTGGAAGGATTAAAAAAATGAGAAAAACAGCAGATAAGAAGCCAAATCTAAATGATGTTTTAATTGATTTGCTCAGGCAAATTGTAAGAGAAGAGATCGCAAAAGTGAGATCAGAAAAGCCTAGAAGTTTTAGAGATAGGATAATCAAAAAATCAGGGAGATCCAAAGATGAATAAATTTATAACAGCTTATACAAAGGGCGTTAAGGATGAAGATAAGCGCATAATTTATGCAAAGGCTTCTGACGGCTCAGTTGATAGAGATAAGGAAATTATCAGAGTTTCGGCATGGACTGAGCAGGGCCTAAAAAACTTTATGGCCAATCCCGTTCTACTTCTAAGCCATAAACATCAAGATTTGCCAATCGGAAAAGTGCTTAAGCTTGATCAGGAAAGAGATGGTTTATACTTTGAAGCAAAAATAATGAAGGAAACTGAAAGAGCTGATGAAGTTTGGGAGACGATAAAACAAATAGGGATCTGTGCATTTAGTGTGGGATTTATATCGCATGAAGGTAAAGAAACGAAGGTAGCCATGCTTAATCCGGAAGAAAAGGATAGCTGTTTAAAGGCGGGGCTGTCTATTTCTTCAAATGTTTATGTGCATACTAAAGTTGATTTACTTGAGATTTCTTTAGTATCCGTGCCGTCTTGTCCAACGTGTCTATTGATTAATTACAAGGCAGGAAAAATCAAAACAAAAAGCCTCCAAAATGCCTGTAGAAATGTCATGATAAATGGAGACTCTAAATTAAAATCAGTTGACTGGATGAAATCAGAGCTTAGTGAAATAGAGAAAGGAATTGAAACTCTGAGAAAGCGGAAAATGGCAGAGCCTGAGCGGCTTGAATTTACTGAAAAAGAATTTAAAGAATACATTGATGAAAAGATTATGAAAGTAGATTTAGGTACTTTATTTAAAAAAGCAGTTGATGAACGAGCAAAAATATATATAGCAAAAAGAATGGGAAAAGTATGGTAAACAAGACTTTGAGCAAGGAACTCTTGAAGAGAGCAGCCCGAGATGCAGCACAGAAGGCAGTTGATGAGGTCTGTAATAATCTTCTGAAGAAAATAAGACGAAGTGACATGATTGACAATATCATTGAGAGTGTTATCCCCCGACGTTATTCTGGTTTTGTAAGAGACCGGATGAAAGACCGGGTGAGAGAAAATTTGAGAGAGGATCACAAGATTTAAGAGGAGAAAATATAATGAAAAAAGAAGAAAAGCCAAAAACGTCAAAAGCTCAAGAAATCAAAATTCGCTATGAGCCAGGAATAACGATCTTTGAATCGGGAGACTATAAGCTAGGCAAAATGATCTTTGAATTGGGAGACAAGGAGTTTTATTTAGGAGAAGTGACAGCAAGCTTCCTCTTTGGCCGAAGCATACAGAGGAAATTTGAACATTTACAGGAAGAAGATGAAAGCATGGGAGAATTAAATACGCTCAAAAATTATGTAACAGTTATACGACTGATGAAGAAGGGCTTGAATCTTGACCATGCGGCTCGATTTTTGGGCTATCCACAGGAAAAGGTAAGAAAATTCATCGGCCTAATCCAAAGAAAAAAGAATTATTATGATCCGAGTGATTTTGAAAGAGAAACGAATAATCAATCAGATGAGGACTATGTAAAAAGGAGACGTACCGGAAGAGAAAGACCAGGAGAAGAACCAGGCAAAGTTTTTATTGACTTATTAATACTACGAAACGATCTGAGAAAAGGGTTGAAAAACAAGGAAATTTCTGAACTCTTTGAAGTTGACGAAAAAGACTTCGATAAGTTTATGGAAAAAAACCAGAAATATTTAGATTTATTGATATGAAAATAGGCACGATTAAAAGATTAAAGGTTAATCCAAAAACTGATAGAGGAGCTATCCAATTTGAGGATGGCAATGCTTATTACATAAATTCACTTGAGCAAGTGCGGGGTTTAGCGAATTTATTTCGGCATGGCAATCCTATTGGTGAGGCCATAAAATATAAATTGAGTGAGGAAAGAATTGATGGAGAAGGAATTATATCGAAATTTTTCACGGTAAATTGACATGTATTCGCTAAAGCTCTTTGATCCGCCTGATCAAAAGCAAAGGGGGTCCGGGGCAAGTACTCGGGCCCCCAACACGAATGAGGCTATCAATTTACAAGGAAAATAGACATGCCGTTTTATTATGGGATATACAAGACGATAAATGACACGTGGAGAGAAACGGGGCCTTGGAGCAATTATGAGATTGCAAAGCAGAATGCTGAATTTTTTGCCAAAGGTCGAGGATTTAAGATTATTACTGAAAAATCCATGGAAATATTAAAAAGGAGAAAAAAATGGGAGACATTAAAAAAATTAGATTTGATGGCAAAAAAAGAAGTCTGAAATGGACCGCAGATGCTTATTATAAGGTCAAGGAAAAGATCGGCAGAGAATGGAAAAGCAAAGCAAAAGAGTTAAATATTAAAACACTTAGTGCCATTTTATGGGGAGGTTTACTCCATGAAGAGGATCCCGATATCAGTTTAGACAGAATAAAAAAAGCACTAGAGACAATGGATTCCAAAGAATTAAGAAAATTACAAAAGCAGTTAGAGATTTCTTTATATCATTTTATCCAAACGGTGGAGCAGGATACAAAGAAAGTAAAAAAACTTGAAAATACTTTTAACAAAATGGGAGAAGAATTATCTTTTTTAAAGAGAAAACATTAAAAAATTGAATAAATAAGAGGTTGGGAGAGGGCTGCCGCCCTCCCCCTGGCTCTAAAATTCAGGAGGCACTGTATGGTAACCTCGGTTTGGGTAAGAGCCTTTTTAATTATACCTACCTTGCCTCCTGAAAATCAATAAAGAGAAGGAAAAAATGGGAAAAGTTGGAGAAATATGGGTCGAGTTAGGTGTTCACGCAGATAAATTTAGCCGTGGCATGTCCGATGCACAGCGGTCTATGGTAAAAATCGGGAAAAATTTCACTGCCATCGGCAAAAAGATGACAATGATGGTCACTTTGCCGATTCTAGCCCTGGGTGCTGCTTCTGTTAAGGCCTTTGCTAATTTTGATAAGGCCATGATTGAATCGCTTGCCATTATGGGTGATGTCAGTGATTCTATGAAAAAGAAAATGGAGGATGTGGCCAAAACCATCTCAGAAGAAACAATATTTTCAGCGAAAGAGCTTGCAGGTGCATATTATTTTCTTGCTTCTGCTGGTATGAATGCAGAGCAATCAGTTGCGGCATTGGGAGACGTAGCAAGATTTGCGCAAGCTGGAGCTTTTGATCTTGCAACTGCAACAGATTTATTAACAGACGCTCAAACAGCTTTAGGATTATCCTCAAAGAATGCTGCTGAAAATCAGGAAAATCTGTTAAGAATTAGTGATGTCTTGGTAAAAGCCAACACTTTAGCAAATGCTTCGGTTCAGCAATTCTCCGAAGCCCTGACAAACAGAGCGGCAGCGGCCATGCGAATGCTAGGTATGGAAGTTGAAGAAGGGGTTGCGGTCCTGGCTGCTTTTGCAGATCAGGGAAGGAAAGGATCTGAGGCCGGGGAGGCTTTTGCTATTGTCATACGAGACTTGCAGAGAGCAGCAATAAAAAATAAAGAAGCCTTTAAGGAAGCTGGTATTACTGTGTTTGATTCTAGTGGTGAATTTATGAATATGGCTGATATTATAGGTGATCTAGAAGATCATCTTGAAGGTATGTCAGATGAACAGAAAAAAACCACACTGTCAGTGCTTGGTTTTCAAGAACGTTCTCAATCAAATATTATCACTCTTACTGGGATGTCTGACAAAATCAGACTATATGAAAAAGACATGAGGAAAGCAGGCGGTACAACGAAAGAGGTCTCTGAAAAGCAGCTAAAGGCATTCTCAAATCAGATGAAATTGGTCAGAAATGAACTTGTCAATGTCGGAACTCAAATAGGAAAAATACTTGTTCCTATAATTAAAGAATTGGTAGAGAATTATATCGAACCGGCCATTAAATGGTTTAGTAATCTTTCAGAGGAAACAAAAAAGACTATCGTAAAATTTGCTGGTTTAGCTGCAATCTTGGGGCCATTGTCAATGATATTTGGGAATATAATGATTATGATACCAGCCATAGCCACAGCCTTTGCAGCCCTGACAAGTCCGATTGCATTGGTAGTTGCAAGTCTTATTGCTACTTCTATTCATACCAAAAATCTAATTAAAAACTTCCAAAACCTGTCTAAAACGATAGGTGAATATTCTGAAAAATCTGGTGAAAAGATATCCTGGCTTGAAAAGACCTGGTTTGGTTTGAATGCGACTATCGATAAATTCACACATGGAATTGGCATATCGGAAATTGCTGCAAAAAAAATGCGGGAAGAGATTACAAAGTTGGATGCGAAACAGTTAGAATATGGCAAAAAGGTTTGGGATTCAATAAAGGGAACAGAAGGTTTCTCAAAAGCATCTGAAATTTTTAATAAACTATTAGGAATACAGAAAGAGACAATAAAAAAAGATTCTGAGGCAATAGAGGATCATGGAAAGTCAACCAAAGAAGCAGCAGAAGAGACCAAGACCTGGATTGATTATATAAAAGGCGTTGGCCTCCAGACTATAAAAGAGAAGAAAGATAGAATTAAAGAGCTGGAAGGCTATATTGATGGGCTAAGTAAAGCCTATGCAGCAGGTAAACTTACTTTAGAGGATTATACAACATCAGTCAAGACAGCCTCAGATGAGATAAAAGCACTGTCAACCTCTATCACAACGACTG